TAACCTTATTCACTTACCTTCAGATCAAACTGAAAACGTTAAGGCGCTCATTGAGCAATTGATTACGTGGTCGCCAAATACTAAAGGCAAGACCGATATGGTGATGGCTCTATGGTTCTGTGAGATTAGAGCACGTGAGATGCTCAACCAAGGTATGCACAAGACCCACCATATGAAAAACCCTTTCCTATCTCGCCACGAGGTAGGCAAACGAACAGTTATCAACATAGATGAACTGCTCGCAGAGAAAGACCGCACATTCATCTAAGGAGATAACAATGGCTAATCGCAGAGACGACTATATGAATAAGCGCTCTTATCTTATTGATACTGCTGAAACACCAAAAGATAAAAAAACATTAAAATCAGACCTTAAGAAGTTAGATGGTAAATTTAATCCAAACAGAGTAGCTTCAAAGACAAAAACTACAGGCATTCAAGCAACTAAAAAGGAAGTAAAAATGGCACAAATGAAGAAGCCTGGTGGAAGACCAACAAAAGAACAAATTAAAAACATTCAACCTAAAGGACCAGCAAAGCCTAAGACAACTGTAAAGGCACCTGTTAAAAAGAAGGTGACAGTAATGCCAGATAAAATTTCTCCATCCAAGATGACACCTGCACAAAAGGCTCGTTACCTAAAGAACCCAGAACGCTACGACGGTTAAGGATTACTAATGGCTAAGAAAAAAGACAGCAATCTTAAAAAGGTAGGCCGCTTTGTAGCCAATGAAATGCTTGGCGTTGACGATGCTAAACGTGTAGTTAGCAAAGCACGCAAAGGCGATTTCAAAGGAGCACTAAAATCTGCAGCAACTGCAGTATTTGAAGCAGGTACAACAGCAACTGGCATTGGTATTGGTGCAAAGGTTGGTGGAAAAATTGGACTAACTGCTGGTAAAGCAGCAGCGCGTAAAACATCTAAAAAGGTGGGACAAAAGGCTGGACAAAAAATGGCTGAAAAATTGCCACGTCCTAAGTATCCATCAGGTGAATCTAAAATTAAAAATATTAAAGCAGACAAAGTTCAAACAACAAGTCGTTCAGGCGCAAAGTCAACAACTCCAAATGCTAAAAGCACAACAGTTGTAACTCCAAAGAAAACTGAAACACAACGACTAGGTTCATATAAAAGTCAAGTAACTCGTAGAAATAACATTATTAATAAAACTGCAGATAGCGCACGTCAGGCATCTTTGTCTACTTCAAAAAAACCAGCCGTAAGTAGAGAACTAGGTGCAGGAGCAGGTGCTGTAGCGGGTGCTCCAGCAAATGCAACAGCAACTGCTATTAACAAGAAGAACAAAAAGAAGAAGTAAGGACCCCCATTGTTATCAGTCAAAGAAGTAGACGCTAAGCTAGCACGCTTACGTACTCGCTCATCAGCGCGAGATCAACGTATGCGTGATGTGCTCTCAGTGCGTCAGGGTGATATCTCTAAGGTATACCCAGCAATGTTTTCAGAGGAATATCCAAAACCTCTGGTTGCAAACTTCATTGACGTTGCAGCACGTGACTTAGCAGAAGCAATGGCACCGTTGCCATCCTTTAACTGCTCAGCAACCAATATGGTTTCAGATACTGCACGCAAGGCAGCAGATACTAGAACTCGTATTGCAAACTTTTATGTAACAAACTCTGACCTACAACTGCAGATGTACACAGGCGCAGATTGGTATAACACCTATGGTCTTGGTATTGGTATGGTTGAGATGGATTACGATGACAACAATCCTCGTATCCGTATGCTCAACCCATTTGGTACTTACCCAGAGTTAGATCGTTATGGACGTGTCTTATCTGTTACTCAAGTCATCGTTACCGATGCAGAGACGCTAGGGGCGCAGTACCCAGAGTTCTACGATTTAATCTTAGGCCGAAACCAGTATGGTCTTTCTTCTCCTTATATCTCAATGGTCAAGTATCACGACAAAGAACAAGACCTGCTCTACTTACCAGAGCGAAAGAACTTAGTCTTATCACGCACACCTAACATCCTAGGTAAAGCTATGGCATCTGTTGTAATGCGTGCCTCCCTAGATGGTGAAGCACGTGGACAGTTTGATGATGTGCTATCTGTACAACTTGCCCGTGCTCGCTTTGCAATCTTGCAAATCCAAGCAGCAGAAAAATCTATCCAAGCACCTATTGCTATTCCACAAGATGTGCAAGAATTGGCTCTTGGTCCAGATTCCATTATGCGCTCCGCTAATCCACAAGGTATTCGCCGTGTTCCATTGGAACTACCACCTGGAGTCTTCCAAGAATCAGGTGTATTAGAGCGTGAACTACGCCTCGGTGCTCGTTACCCTGAATCTCGTTCAGGTAACATTGACGCATCAGTTGTTACTGGTCGCGGTGTACAGGCTCTACAAGCTGGCTTTGATACACAGATCAAAGCAGCACAAGCACAGTTTGCTCGTATGTTCCAAGAACTTATCTCTATTTGTTTTGAAGCAGATGAGAAAGTATTTGGTGGTATTCCAAAGACTATCAAGGGAACAGATGACGGAACACCTTACATTCTTAAGTACACACCATCTCGTGACATCAAAGGTGAGTACGGCGTAGATGTACGCTACGGAATTATGTCTGGTATGGACCCTAACCGTGCCATCATTGCTTTACTACAAATGCGTTCAGACAAGCTCGTATCTCGTGACTATGTACGTCGTGAGATTCCAATGGACTTAAATGTTACGCAGGAGGAACAACGTGTTGATATTGAAGAGATGCGCGATTCTTTGCGTGTTGCTGTTGCACAGTATGCTCAGGCAATCCCAGCCCTTGCAGCGCAAGGCCAAGACCCTAGTGAGATTATCTCACGTATCGCATCTGTTATCCAAGGTCGTCAAAAGGGACAGTCATTAGAATCAGTTATTGAAAAAGCATTTACACCAGAACCACCTCCAGCCCAGCAGATGCCACCTATGGCACCAGGTATGGAGCAACAACTTCCAGCAGCAGGTGCGGCCCCCGCTCCTGCCTCGCAGCAACCTCCACAAGAACAAGCTGGTCAGGCCCCTGCTGCTGGTCAAAAACCCGATATAGCCCAACTACTAGCTGGTATCACCGGCGCAGCATAATAAGAGGAGGTGTAAATATGAACAAAGGATCTCGCGCAGCAGCGCCAGTTTCAAAGCCAGTTGAAGGCAAGAAAGATACCTCTAAGCCAGCAGGTGGCAAGGTATTCTTCGGAATGACTCCAGCAGGAAAGCGTGGAAACGCAGTAAAAAAGGGATAATAACTTTTAACGGGAGGTGTGCTGGGCGATGAAAGACGATAATTACGTTCCTCGCCCAGTGCGCTTTCTTGACTTAGTTGTTGTAGGCGTAGGCTTTATACACAACATTGCATCATCTGTTGAAACATTAACAGGTGAGCTAATGGAGTTAGCAATTTATCATTCAAATCATCTTACTCAAACCAATAGGGCTTGGGAAGATATGACAGCAGATTTAGAAAGTTTAGAGGAGGACAAATGACAACTGCACCGATGAACCCAAAAGCAGGCGTATCAGGTCCAGGTAAGTACTCAGTGCGTACCGATAATTTAGATTTAGGTTCAACAGCATACGGCGAAGGTAAGGCAACACAAGAGATTAAGTCTGGCGCACCACTTGCGAAGACTACAGATGTACGTCCAGCTTCAACATCAGCGATGGGACAACCAGTAACTTCACTATACGCTCCAACTGAGCGTCCAAATGAACCAGTAACTACAGGTATTGACCAAGGCGCAGGTTCTGGATCAGATGCCTTGATGGTAAATCAACCAGCCGATTACACAAATTTTAACGCTAACATCCAATCGTATACTCCAGTACTTTCATACATTGCATCTTTGCAAAACACATCTCCTGAAACACGCAGAGCCATTAGACAACTAAGGGATTCTTTGTGAGTGTATGGAACAGAATTGGTGATGTAGCTTCTACTGCTACTAAAAATGCTTTTAAGTTTGGTCAAGAAGTAGTAGGCTCAGGTGTTGGCGTAGCACGTTTTGCGTGGGATGTAGGCACTGCTCCTTGGAATGACCAAGCTCAATACAATGGTTTTATTCAACCATTCAAAACGGCTGCTGCAAAGCAGGGTGGGAATATAGTCAAGCCTTACTCATCTGCTGGTGGCGCAATTATGAAGGTCCCTGGTGTTGCACCAGCACTTGAACGCATTAACTACATTAACCGTGAGTATATCCGTGAGCCATTAACTACCTATAATTTAGTTCTTGGTGATATTACATCAGGTCGTGAAGACCTAACAGCAATCTTTGACCCCAATGAATATAAAAAAGCATATAAAGGTGCTCAAGATATCTCATTTGGTCAAGCATTTGTTGGCGCAATGCGTAATGTGTATGACCCAAAGTTTAATGTATATGACCCAAAGCAACGCGAAGCTGCATTTAAGAAAAGCGCTTGGGGAAAAGCAGTATCAGGTGGGTTTGACCTTAGTATTCAGCTAGTTGGAGATGTAACTCTTGCTGCTGGTAAAGCAGTTAAAGTTCTTAAAGCATCTCAATTGGGTGTTGGTAAATTAACTAACGCAGATGCTATAGCAAAAGCTGCAGAAGATATTACAAAAGCACAGTACGGTGAAGTAAACCGTATGACTAAAATACTAGATGACTTTACTGCTAATGGATCTGACTACGCTATTAGTCATCCAATGGTTAAGTCTTCATCTAATCCAGGATTACTAGCGCATCTACTAGGTGATTCTATAGATCGTGACGAAACAGCTCTTATCTTGCGCTCTGCTATGTCAGATCCTGTAGCTATGGATGAACTACGCTTACAACGTCGCTATATTACAGACGCATTAGAGACTGCTCGTGGAGATTTATCATCTGTTGATGAGTATAAGTTGTTTGCAGCTCCCGATGATTCTGGAATGCTTCCATTTCTTAATGATAACAAAGCAATCACAGATGATGCTCTTGCTAACTACGCATCTCTTGCAGAAAATGATAAATACTTTGCAAAGTTGATGGAAATTGGTCAAGGTGGTGGTGCGCTTACACGTACAACTGGAAAAGGTTTACAGGGAATAGAAAATCTAGTAGCAGAGGGACGTGCAACTAAGTTTTATGACAAGACTAATGGCAATCCTCGTGTAGAGGTTTTCCAACCAACACCTTTTCACCGTTTGTACCAAAAGATTTCTTGGCTACAAGGAGAAAAGCCTGCAGGTTTGATTGATTTTAATGATGCTGATTCTTACCGTGAAGTAATTGCAACTGCTGGTCAATTAGAGAAAATTCTTAAATTAGAACCTAATCAAAGCAAGTCAATTCTTGACTCTTATATTGGTGCTCGTACACCTGAAGAGCGTATGATTGCAACAATCAATCTTGAGGGTCAAGCACTTCGTAAGATTGCAGCTAAGTATGGTATTGATGAAGAGATTGCTAACAACATTTACAATAATTATAGAGGTGCTCGCACGTCTGCCCTAAAGTCCATTAAGGATAAAGGCTTTATGATTGATACTGATGGTTCAATTATCAAAGTTCCACAGTTAGAGTCTCAGACAGCAGACTTCTTGCCTGTAATGGATTTTGAATTGATGGACAATTTACTTAAGCGTAATAGTTCTGTGCTTCGCGGAATAGTAGGGGGCGGTAAGGATAGCTTCCTTACTGTTGCTGATGTTATGCAAGATGCTTTTAAGGCAGGAGCTTTGCTTCGCCTTGGATATACACAACGTAATGCTATTGATTCAATGCTTCGCATTGCAGCATCAGTAGGAGCATTTGCGCAATTCCGTCATTTAGGTCCTGGGATTAAAAATGCTGTGAATAACAGCGTTGCAGTTCCTGCTCGCTTTATTGATAGTTACCGTGCAGTAGATCAGGATATGACTATTAAGTCAATCCAGCAATCAAGCACTAAAGTCATTAACGAACTTAATGAGTTAAAAACTAAAATTGGTGAACTAGAAGCAAAAGTTTCTTTGAAGCCTGACAACATTGATCTTAACGGAGAACTTAATACAATCAAACTTCTTCAAGAAGAAAAAGTTGCAATTTACAATCATTATGCAGAAGTTTTATCTCGTAAAGGTACCAAAGAACCAAAGCAACGTATCGGTACTGGTTCATACAAAGTAACCACTAGCGATGGTGAGGTCTATGACCTACACGATGCTTTTGGTGGACCATTAGGTGATATGTTCCGCAAGATTGCCTCATCTGGTAATTCATTTGAGCGTTTAGTTGATAGCAATACTGATATGTATATGCGTAAACTTTCATCAAAAGGTATTGGCGCTGTGCGTCCATCAGACCCTGCATACTTTGAACAGTGGGCGCAAACACTGCGTCAACAGTTTGGTAACTCTGCAGTTGTTAATAGAATTATTGCTGGAGATAGCATTGAAGATATTACTAAGTGGCTACGCAATTCACCAGAGGGTCGTGACCTTCGCAAGCGCCTTGCCCTTACCTCAGATGACTCAAGTGAATATGTACTTAAAATCAATGGATTCCTAGATCAGTATTTACCTCTTGAATCAGGTCTTCGTGGAAAATTAAAAGACATTACTGCAGCAGACTTACGCACTGCATTTAATGATCCAACTGAATTGCCTATAATTCACGGTCACGTACTTGAAGAATCGTTATTTAACGTATCTCAAGTAAAAGGACGCGAACTTATCAACACAGCTTTTAAGTTTCTTGGAACATTGCCTGAAGATACTTGGGCAAGAAATCCATTGTATATTTACCTTTACCGACGTGAGGCAAAGCGTCGTCTTGATGTTATGACAGGACAAAAGGTAGAACGTTTAACAACAGAAGAGCAAGCACAATTGATGGCTCAATCTCATAAAATTGCTGTTCGTGAGATGAAGGGTATTCTTTTTAACATTGAACGCCGTACAAATCTTGCTACAGCATTTAAGTATATTAGCCCATTCTTCTCTGCACAAGAAAACTCATACAAGACTTGGCTTAAGTTAGCAGCAGCTAATCCTGCAATTGTTAATC